ATTTAAATATGGACTCAGAATACGCAACCATAGTGTGGGCAGGAAGGCCCATTCCTATGGAAGATCTAGACTTTTGTTCACTTAAATTTCTTCCATTTGTTCACCACGACCCTGAAAAAGTTCTTTCAGTATTCAAACTTAGAAAGAACCGCCAACATAGTATGAGTTACAGAATGCAACTCGTACGAATGGCTGGGCTCCTACGGTGTTGCACGGAGAAATATGTATATGATATTATCTTAGATCATATGCATAAGTGCAGCGAACGTTGGAAAGTGGACATTTCCGACTTGATCATACCGTATGATGAAGTTTTCTCTAATTACAATTTCTATACTATTTTTCATTCAAGAACGGTGCGTAATCCTAAGGGAGCCGTTTTTAAAATGGACAATAAAAATGCCACGAAGAAAAATAGAAACCGTAGGAATAGAAATAGAGAGATCGATAAAATACGGCGCGATGAACGAAAGCTCATGCGCGAATTGGATAAAGTCGACAACCCTTTGGGCGTACAGCCCGAAAGGCAGGTGCACATGCGGGAAAGGGTTAACGTTATTGAGGGGAAGTTTGAAACGCTCGCCCCTCTTATCAAATCCTCAATCGGGTACAATTGTCCATCTTTTGTACTCAATCCGTTTGTTCTCCCATGGGGTGGACCTATATCGCGGCAATTTACGTATTATAGGTTCACTAAAGTAAAGTGGATTTACACCCCTAAAATATCTCAGCTGAATCCCAATGGGCAGCAGGGAACTATTGTGTTATCTTGGAATCAGAATGTTACTGATGAATCCCCAAATAACATAACTGACGCGATGCAATTCAAACCTTCAAAAACTGGTATGGCCTACCAGAAACTTGAAATGGAATTGCCAAAAAAGCTGTTAGGACGACGGCGTTTCGTACGCGATCGCTCCTATTACCCTCCTCGCTCAGATCCCACACGTTACGACGTAGGGCGTCTGTTCATTTGTACGGAAGGTATGGCAGATACTGGTACTGAAATTGGTTATATTGGAATAGAATATACCATTCATTTGTCAGTACCTAAAGTAGACACGGGTTTAAATTATGGTCCGCCTAATTTATCCTTCGTCCGTATGCCGATGGCTATTGATCAAGCCTGGACCAATAACAACCCTCTTTCAATTACCTTCACGGAATTGACTGGTTATAGGCCCAATTTTGGTATCGTGCCCCCCGGACCTCAAATTCTGGTCCCCCCTGGGAATTGGCTAATCAACTTTTTCTGCGTCGTCGACACTGGTTCTGCTGGTACTATAACTACCGCAGACATTCTAGTAAGGAAAAATGGAACTATTTTACCTGAAGCTAGATGGCAGTATGCTCATTCTACTACCAGTAACGGCCCAACTAGGTTGACCCCTTTTTTATCAAGAACTACCACAACTAATGATCAAGACATTATGGTCTTTGAGTTAGTTGCGGCTGATACACTAGCCGGAGGTTTCTTGAGATATGGTTACGTCGAGTTCATATCATTGTGAAAATTTATTTTTTCTGGTGAGTGAACCTTCT